ATAGTTTTACACGAGTGCTTAATTTAGAAAAAAGAAACCAAACTATCAGAGACGATATTTTAATTGATCAAGGACATCTTCCGAGTTACGGCAGACAAATAGCACACGAAGATCAAATTCGTGCTATGCGTGAAGCCGCACAAGCAGAAGATACTGCAAACACAGAATAATTTTTATGGCCGAACTGTTTCAAACAGCGGCTTGTTTTACTGACATACATTATGGCTTAAAACAAAACAGTCGCTTACATTTAAATGATTGTCATAGGTATGTAGACTGGTTTATTGCAGAAGCAAAAGCCAGGAACGCAGAAACCTGTATATTTCTAGGCGACTGGCATCATCATAGAGCAAGTATAAGTGTTGCTACTATGAATGCAACTATTAAAGATCTCAAAAAACTTAATGATGCATTTGAAAAGGTTTACTTTATAACAGGTAACCATGATTTGTATTATAAAGATAAAAGAGAAATGAATAGTATAGAATTTGCTAGAGATTTATCTAACTTTGTTATGTGCGATGATCATTTTATTCAAGATGACGTTGCTATTATTCCTTGGTTAGTCGGCAATGATTATAAACAAGTTTCTAAGATGAGTTGTAAATATATGTTCGGTCATTTTGAGCTACCATACTTTAAAATGAATGCTATGATCGAAATGCCAGATCATGATGGCATAAAAGCAGAAATGCTAACTGGGCCTGAATATGTTTTTAGTGGCCACTTCCATAAACGTCAATACAAAGGCAATATACATTATATAGGTAATGCTTTCCCACACAATTACGCAGATGTAGATGACAATGAACGTGGTGCTATGTTTTTGACATGGGGCGAAGAACCGCAATATGTTAATTGGGACCAACAACCTAAGTATAGGGTATTTACACTTAAACAACTATTAGATGACCACCAAAATTTATTAGATGAATACACCTATGCTAGGGTTAAACTTGATGTTAGTATTAGTTATGAAGAAGCAAATTTTGTAAGAGAAAAATTTGCAGAACAATATGGTGTAAGAGAATTACAACTTATTCCTATTAAAGACGATCAAGAATTCGAAGGCGGCGACATTACGTTTGAAAGTGTTGACCAAATCGTAATTACACAATTAGAAACAATCGAAAGTAAAACAATTGAAAAAGAAAAACTTATCGACATTTACCGTAGCATAGAGATAGATTAAATGCTTAAAATTAAAAATATTAGTGCTAAGAATTTCATGAGTGTTGGAAATAACATTCAGGCAGTAAATTTTGATGACTGTCAACTAACATTAGTATTAGGCCATAACCTAGATATGGGCGGAGATGGTAGTAGGAACGGAACTGGTAAAACTACTATTATTAATGCTCTTAGTTATGCATTATATGGAGAGGCCTTAACAAACATTAGACGTGATAACTTAATCAATAAAACAAACGGTAAAGGAATGATTACTACTGTTGAGTTTGAAATTGAAGGCATAGCATATCGTATTGAAAGAGGAAGACGGCCTAATGTTTTAAGATTGTTTATAGATGGTAATGATGCATACGATCAAGAACAACAAGGTGATAGTAGAGAAACACAAAAAGAAATAGAAAAAATAATTGGGTTCCCCCACAACATGTTCAAACATTTAATTGCACTGAACACATATACCGAACCATTCTTAGGAATGAAGAACAACGATCAACGAGATATGATTGAGCAGTTATTAGGCATTACCGAACTTAGTGAAAAAGCAGAAGTATTAAAAGAGAGAATGAAAGTTGCGAGAGACTCTTTAAAAGAAGAAGAATTTCGAATACAAGCAGTAAAAACCAGTAATAAAAATATAGAAAAGAATATTAACGAAATAAAAAGCCGCAGTAAAGCATGGGTAGCGAACAACACAAATAAAATTAACGACTTAGGTAATTCTATTGTTAAACTAGAACATATTAATATTGAGGAAGAAGTTACAAATCATAATATAATAGATGACTTATCTAAACAACAAACAAAACTTAATACACTTGTTGCTGATCAAACTCGTTTAAGTAATAGTATTAATAGAAGTAAAAAGAAATTAGAAACATTAGAAAGTAATCTAATTAAAGCAAAAGAAGGTGTGTGCCCTGCATGTGGACAAGATACAGCACATTTAGAAACACATGAAGCATACACACTAGAACTACATAACGATATTGTAAACGAGGAAACATATTTAACTGACCTACAAAAACAGTCTAACGAAGTAGTTGCTAAAATTGATACTATAGGTGATTTACCAGAGTCTCCGGATACAGAGTATGCTAACTTAACAGATGCATTACAACATAAGCATAATTTAGAAACAATGGTTGTGCAATTAGAAGAAAAAGCACAAGAAGAAAATCCTTACACAGATCAAATTAAAAGTTTACGCGAAACAGGGATACAAGACATAAATTTTGACACAATGAATGAACTAACATACTTGCAAGAACATCAAGACTTTCTGTATAAGTTATTAACAAGTAAAGATAGTTTTATTAGAAGAAAAATTATTGATCAAAATATTGCTTACTTAAATCACAGATTAGCATACTACTTAGAGAAGTTAGGATTACCACATGATGTAAAATTTGCAAACGACCTAGGTGTTGACATTACAGAATATGGCAGAAACTTAGACTTTGATAATCTTAGTAGAGGCGAACGAAATAGACTTATTTTAGGACTATCTTGGGCGTTTAGAGACATATACGAAAGTTTAAATAGACCTATGAACTTAATGTGTGTAGACGAACTTATAGATTCAGGCATGGATACTATGGGTGTTGAAAATGCTTTAAGTGTATTAAAGAAAATGTATAGAGAACAAGGCAAAAATATAATGCTCATTTCTCATAGAGAAGAACTTGTCGGTCGTGTAAATAATGTATTAACAGTTGTCAAAGAAGGCGGCTTTACTGCATACAACACCGATACAGAGTATATTGATGCTTAGTCCATGGAAATATAAAAACGAAACAATAGAAACACTTCCAGAAGATTGCGAAGCATTCGTATATATAATTACTAACATAACTAATAACAAAAAGTATGTTGGCAAAAAATTAGCAAAATTCAAAACAACTAAGCCACCCTTAAAAGGAAAAAAGAATAAACGCCGAGGCACTAAGGAAAGTGACTGGCAAACTTATTGGGGCAGTTCAGACCATTTGCAAGAAGATGTAGAATTACTAGGCGAAGATAAATTTATTAGAGAAATATTACATTTTTGCCCAAGCAGGGGTGTTGCAAGTTATTTAGAAGCACAAGAACAATTCGAACGTGAAGTGTTACTTTCAGACGATTATTATAACGGAATTATCAATGTTAGGGTAGGTGGTTCAAAAATTCTTAGAGAATCAGTTAAGAAAAGATAACTATCTATTAACACACATTCTGGCACACATAGACACCAAGTCAAACACAACATAGGCACACATAGGACTATACACCAGCCCTAACAGAGGCAATTTAAATCTGGCTCCTTGACAATCCGGCAATGGAAACACCCGGTGCGAGACTCTGGAGATGTATAGCGGTAATGAGATACAAACACACGAAAACAGTATTGTAAAGATGTAGGCTCTGAGAAAAAGCAACCTACGAGTTATTATAACCAAACTTATCAAAGTTATAGTGGCTTCCGTGAGACAGCAGTGACAGTAGTGTATGGGGACAGAAGGCTCACCGGTTCCTAATAGCACCTGAGATTGAGATGGCGAGACATCACATGATGGCTTTTTATTTTTCACCTGGCAACAGGTGAATTATGACTTCAACATACATGATAGCAGTTTAAAACGAAGTAAAATTTCAAACAAATGAAAGAACGGAGTTTACGAAGTGATTGAATGTAGTTTGAAAAGACACGAAGTGTCTATTAATGTTTTAACTGTTCCAAGATAAACTCTTTATCAGTTATCTTTAAATTCTCTATAATAGGATATAGTGCTTGTTTATCTACATTAGATAAAGTTGCAATCGATAACTCCCTAGGCCATGTTAATACATTGCATGTCCATCTATCTACATTATTGCTATTAACCCATTCTGATAAATCTTTTAGGTGAAAAACGTTTTCGGTCATTACTACGGTGTTAATCCATAGCTCAACACTCATAGATTTAAACTTATTAAATACCTTAGATGTTTTATTCCATTGTGATCCTATTCGAATGTTTTCATTTACTTTATCTAACCCGTCTATACTACATATTACTATTGTCTTTTTAAAATGCTTAATAGTTTCTTCCCATTCTGGTTTCGGGTTTAAGGTGCAATTGGTTGTATATTCTATTGTAATGTTCTTTGCTAGGCCTCTTTCTATTAAAAAGTGCAAAAATTGTTGATGATTTTCTGTTGCAAAAGGCTCTCCTCCGAAGAAAGATACATAAGATAAGTCTTCAAAGTTTTCTTTTAAATGGAAATTATTACTAGTTTCGGGGCTAATATAACCTAGTTTTCTACCCCATAAATTGGAATATTTAGGCTCACAACCTATGCAAGTTAGGTTACAAACGTTATTAAATGCTAATTCTAAATACTCTAGACTGTGTTTAGGTCTTCTGAATTTCTTGTTAAAACGTTGTCTTAGACTCATAAAACCGGATTTATCTTCATCATAACACTTGTTACAACCGTCTATATAGGCGTTTTCTTGTGCTTTTTGGCGTAAATCCTTGTATTCTTTACTGTTTAATATCTCATTAGGGTTATTATTCCACTTTAAATTAAGATCTTTAGAAAAACGACAGCAAGGTTTTACTGTGCCATCCGGATTGAGAAAAATACCATTATAGAAATTGGAACAATTTGTTTCCATACATATATTTATTCTAGAGTTACTGGGTCAAATCCATATGGTGAATCTGTCATGTTACCCATTCCACTATCTCCGGCTTTGCCTTGTTTTAGTTCATTAAATCTATTTAGAGTTTCAATTAGAAGGTTTCTTTCTCTAAATCCTAAGCCCCATGCTGTTTCCCATGATACAGCACCTTCGCTGAATATAACTAATTCAGCAATGTTTTTTTCTAGGGCCTCTTGATCTTTTCTTAGGCTTCGTAGGTAACCTGTAATTTCTTCAGGTTCGGCCGTTGCTAGGAAGCCGTGAAAAAATTTACAGGGTCAAAGTTTACTTTTGATTTAAATGTGTATAAATCTTTGTCAACTTCTGGGTCAAATCCTTCTTCGCTAATTTTGCCTTCGTTTTCCGGACATTCCGGATTTACGCAAGTCATTAACATTTCTTGTTGAATACCAATCCCATTAATATCAGCAATTCTATCTTCAATTGCTTTTCCAACCGACGAATCGACATTGTTTAAATACTCTGCTATAAAGTCTCGGTCTTCAACCACAAAGTCA